CGCAAACACCTCGGGACTGGATAAGGTAGCAGACAATAAGATGAGATGGATTGACGGGGGGAGAAGAATCAACGCCTCCTCCCACACATGCCCCCTGTCCTTGTCATTAATATAATGCACCTCATCAAAGATCACCGAGTCCAGCCCATCCATGGTAACAAGAGACGATGTCCCCACCGATTCCGTGAGCGTGCCTTTCTTGAACAACAGATTCCGCAGGATCTCGGTCGTCATGATGACAATTTGAGCATTGGGAATGAATTTAATGTCTCCCGTCATAATTCCCACCGTAGCATCGGGGAACAGGAGCTTGAGGTCATGGTATTTTTGATTGCTAAGAGACTTGATGGGAGTGGTGTAAAACACACGACCACCCCGCTGAAGACTCTTGGCAATCTGATATTCACCCACAAAGGTCTTCCCCGAACCCGTCTTTGCTGTAACAAGGACATTCTCCCCTCGCTCGATCGCCTCGATCGCAAAGCGCTGGAATCGGTCAGGGGCATACCCTGTTACAAGAGCGGGGGAAGACGGCATGGGCGGCACGTCTTCCGTGTCAGTTACAATACGCAGATAGGACATCGTGGAAGTAGGACTGTATCCGGAAAGCACGGGAACATCAACTTTACTGCAAGACTTTTGTAAATAAGCTCGGGTTGATCACGAAAATAGATAAGACAAAGGCCGCCAAGGAAAAATATACACAAAACGCCTGTGTTGGATTATTTCGTGTAAATCCATGAACAAGAGTTTCTATACAGCCCCACACGCCAACCCACCATATAATGACGAGTAACGAGATTCCTATAAGTTGCAAGGGGTTCATTTATAATGAATACATATTTTACTATACCGTTTCTGGGGAAACCTTCTCCGCGCGAAAGACAATGCGCTCCTTCCAATGAGGAAGATTCTTATTCTCATACCACGTAATATGATAGTATTCTCCTGGCACAACTGAGCGAACCGTGATACATCGCTTCCACTCGTCTACCCACACACGTTTCTCGGACACGGCAACCCCGTTAACACGGCTCGATGTTCCAGACAGAACGGTCATAAAGAATAAGTCTCGTGTAAAGCACTTCTCCTGTTTCTGCCTTCGGTTCAATTCTGCGACAAGAGGAGGAATGTCGACATCATAGGGAGTGGTCGAGGAGAATACAATATCCTTGATACATCTCTGGTTGACAAGGTCGCAATATCTACGAATCGGCGACGATGCATAGGCATACGCTTCCTTCTCTAAGCCAAAGTGCGCGACATCCTCCTCTCTCGCATCAACATATTCGGCAGAAGCCATGATAAACGGAAGGCCTGGCTGACTGGTGACACATAGAAGCCCCCGTTTCTTTTCCGAGTGACGACGCAGGATACCCTTTTTGTGTTTTCTGAGCAACATTCCTGCCTGGGTGTTATAGAGAATCATCAGTGCCTGCACCCAGGCATGAGAATCCGCATCGTCGGCGGATAGGGAGGCCGACAACTCCCGCAATGCTTGGAGTTCGGGAATAGTGCCCACCTTCCGTGAGGCTTCCTCATAGGTAAAGGAATGCGTGCATTCAATCATTGTCTTTACCCACCGAACATCCTCGATGGATTGACCCGGTGTCCATGTAAAGGCGAGAGAAAGAGCGGGTTTTCGACTCCCAGCAAGACTGGCCGTTTCTTCCGAAATGGTCGGGGGAATCATGGTGACAAGGGCTTTCCCATCGAGAGAATAGAAGGTACTTGCTCTCTTTTGCGCAAGAGTGTCGATGGGGGATGTCGGTGGAATCCAGGCATCCACGTCTGAAATATGAATATACACTGTCCATGCCGTTCCGTCAAAGCGAAAGGTGAAGGCATCATCGACATCCCTGCATCCAGGAGGATCGATGTGGAAGGTATAGCCATCGACGCGTTCTCTCTCGTCACTGACAACCCCAGGCACTGGGCACGGAAGTATCTTCTTAAGATCCTTCTTACTGTCATAGGCATAACTCATGAGAAGCATGGCCTTCTCTGTATGCTCGCTCGCGTGCCCCAAGAGTTGCACAATGGAGCCCCTCGGCATAGAGGTTTTTGCAGGGATTGGCTCAATAATTGCATGGACATTCTTGCTAAAGTCGCGAATCGAAGATGCAACAGCAAAGGGTGCCCATCGTCTGTCATAGGGGATAAACCGAAATAGGGGATGTCCGTGGCTACTGATGCCGTACCGAACCTTTGACGTTAGTTCAAGTGTTCCTGATATCCACTGCATAGGACTTTTCTAGGGAGGAGGTGCGATATTCAATTTTTTCCCATACGCCTTGTTAGGAACGCTTTGTGTGTCTTGTTTTACGATGTTTACGTTGTGTGCGCTTACGCCTAGAACGGTTACCTGCCTTTTGTAAATTTTTATATTTTAGTCCACGGTTAACATTTGGTTCAAACATACTTGTTGCCTCTTCAACTACCCGTGCTTGTCTATTCCCTTCTTCCTTTTCCATTCGTAAACGTTGTTCTTCAGCTCTGCGTTTTTCTTCAGCTAAAACAGGTGCTATTATCTTTTGTGCAGAAGCCGTTTTTTGTAAGTATACTTCAAATAGTGTGTCCATGCTGTCCTTTTGCTTATAGTCATCTTCATGAAGTCTATTATCAATTCTAGTTAATGTATTATTAATTACCTCATATCCTGCATTTAAATATATTTTTAAATGTTCTCCTAAACGATCTAATGTATTAGTAAACATATATGCAGGATTATCTATGAACCAAACCGTAGTATGCGAATGATCTTCTATGTGTTCTTCTAATTGTTCTACTATGCTAGTTTCCCGGCTATAATTCCTAAATCTTAATATATCTCTTTCATTTGGTATAGCTTTATAATACATAAGAGATGCTCGAAAGAAGAGTGTGTCGTTGCTATATTCTGGATTATAATTAACTGATCCTACAAGTTCAAAAAAAGGCTGTAACGTTGTATACCCTTGTGATCTAACATCTTTCATAAATTGTATTACTTCATCTTTCTTTTCGTATTTCTTATCGACTGTTTCGCCTTCTCCCGAATCATCACTCCATCTCCATACTTTATAGTTAACTTCAGACATTCTATAGTGGAATAATACTTTAAACCCTTATCTCTGTGGCGCCCCGTCCCAAAAAAATTGAACCGGGCGCGCCGCCCCCTAGGAAGTCCCATGGAACCTAAGATTCGTTACACTTACATTCGTACCGCAGACGGGAATGTCCAGTGCCCCCACTGTGACTATATTCGTCCCTTGAAGAATATTTCTTCCGTACACGAGCACATCAAAGCAAAGCATTCAGGAACATTCAAGCATAAGTGCAAGTATTGCGTATACGAGTCTGCGGTGAAGCAGAATCTCGATAGCCATATCTTGTCAAAGCACCCTGAGCATTCCGAGAAGAAGCAAAAGGCTCACATCTGTCCTTCCTGCCCCTATGCTGCGAATACAAAGGGTCAGCTGAGGAGTCACTATTTGCTCAAGCATCTCTCGTCCGAGTTGAACGAGATGTGTGGAACAACACAAGAAGGACAGATTATGTGTAGTTTGTGTGGTGTTTTGTTCAAGAGTAAGCCCGCCTTTGTCTATCATGCCGTAACTTGCCTTTCACCAGAGGTTCTCGATGATCCAACGGTTAAGGAAGGACTTGGCTTGGCGTCCGCGTCGTAAACTTCCTCAGGACGAATGGTCTGTAACTTGCTTACATCAATAACGATTTGATATATATTATATCCTAGTGCAGCAAATGCAAAGAGTGCAAGGACTTCAAATGCCCATTTAGGAGTATTATAGTCATTTTTTCCGATATAGACTAAGAGCGGTCCTATGAAGAGAATATGCATGATATTCACCCAGAGGAAGGGGGAACGCCCCTTCCACTTTGCAAACCCCTTATACAGATGATATACGATTATAATTAACCCCAAAATGGTCAGGATATGATACACCCATAGGGGTACGAGACCACGAAAAAAGGCAATGTAAAAGAAAAGGGGAAAGACGAGAAAGATATGAAATAGATATAACCCGAATGCTCCCATCTTCCTATCTGCCACGAAAGAAAAACGTATTCAACATCGCATCCGCGTGTTCGAGTGCTCCTTCCATCCACGCCTGTTTCATACTATAACTTTCGCCACACACATGTACGTCGGGGAAACGACTGGGAAAGGGTTGCATAATCGCAGTGGATTCTTTCACGGGGCTATAGGAACCAGGAGTCCAATAAGTGCACCCTTCCTCCCAGTAATGAGAGGTTGCATACAAAGGATTTGGTATTGTTTTTGACGGAAAGACTGTTCGTAATTCCTTTATCAGCGCTTTTGTTAAGAACGTCTCTCCCTTCTTTCGATTGGCATTCCATATCCGCGTGTCATCTTCATCTGTGTACGATGTCATGATAACGCCCTTTTTTGCATTGATGGGAATAATATGACGGAGAGACCCTCGTGTAACCAGTCTGGGAAGATCCTCAAACCAGACCTTGCCCGTATGAGGGAAAATGGCATAGGTTCGAAGAAGAGGAGTCATCTTCAGATGTTTTAGGATAGGATAGGTGGAAAACGGACGGATTGTACGAAGGGCATTGGAATGCACAGCAAAAATAATCTTTCCCGCTGTAAATGTCTTCATCCCATGAGGAGTCATGCAATGAAGATGCATGGGAAAGAGATTCTGTGTTCCCAAGCCGGTAGCACGATGTTTGTATAAGATAGTCACGCCCCTTTTATGCAAATCATCCGTCATCCGGTCAATAAGAGTAGACAGCCCTTCTTTGATTCCGTAAAAAGATTCTGCAGCTGAAAATTCTTTCGAGAAGGCAAGGTCGGCGCGCATGGTTGTTAACTCGGAACGGTAGGGGAAATACGACATAAAATCGTCGACCGTTTCTTTGTCATAGAGTTTTCGCAGAACGTCGACCATGGTATAATGGCCAAGCTTGGAGGATGGAATTCTCGAAAGAGCTTTTTGTATCGAGGATACGATACTGTTCCAAATATTCTGTCGAATCCCATCCTTATCGAGATATCCGGAATCCGATGAGATAGGAAAGCGCGTGAGTCCATATCGATCGCAGTAAGAGGAGATGATACGGTGCGATTCAGGGATTCGGCCTGCACCGGCCTCCCAGTGTACGTTGCCTCGGGTAAAGGTACTTACCCGTCCACCTGCCATCGAATACGACTCGAGTACTACAATACGTTGCCTGGGGTACCGCTCAGATATACGTAATGCACAATGAAGTCCTGCGAGACCTGCTCCAACAATGACCGTGTCCATGCTATTCTTAGGAAGAAGAATCCTTTAACCAGTCTAATAGTTTCATCGCATCGGATGTTTGCTTGGGTCCGACGATGGATGCATCGGGCTTTATGACAAGAAAATTAGGTATACTGCGTACACCACAGAAGCCAGGTGTATAGGTGTTGTCATCTACATCGCAGATATATACGGTATACTTGTCCAGGGAGTCTTGAATTGCAGGCCAGTTAAATGCACGACAGGGACCACACCAGGATGCCGTAAAATAGATAAGAACCGGCTTCTCGGGGGGAGATGCCCGTAGAGCCTCAAACTCTTCCTGCGACTGGAGGGGAATCATCTTTTCCTTGAAAGACATTTCTACCGATTCCCAGGAATAATCCACCCAGTAAAACCGCACCAATGACACCCAAGGAAAGCGCATCTTTAGTCGGTTCGAGGGATTCCCGTTGAAGGGAGCCGCCGCCCTTTTGGACTTTTGTTTGCGTCTGCCCCTGTGCCTGTGCGGCCGCTACCTGTGCCGCAGCAGTTGTTTTTGCAGCCTCTGCAAATTTATCTAATGCGCCACCCACTCTTCCTCCCGCAGCTAAAGGAACATAGGCAAGCATTCCTTCCGCTAATCCTATCGATTGTCTATACATATTAATAAATGGTTCAAATGCTTTTGTCGCAACCTCAGGATCTGATGGAGTTACTTTAGACCGTTGAATGTTTCGACTCTGGCCATCGATGTCTAGACTTTTATATATACTTGTAAAAGGAAAGGGACGTGTCACTCCATTTACGAATACTTCCATTGGAAAAAATACCATATATACCGCCGCAAAGATTGCGCGTAAGAATATAACAGGGAATAAAAAGAATCCAAAAGGGAATACGGATATACAATGAAAGGCGCATGCCCACATGTCTCCCGCTAATGCCGAAGAAACTGCTTCAAAGGGACTTGCTAATATAAAAAAGAAGGTTAACCAGGCACTTGCGGGGCCTTCTTCCCAATTATACTCCTTTGCCTTTTGTTTTTCGCGTTGTGATAAGATCCATTCAAGCCAGACTTTTATTACATTTTCTGCCAAAAGGCCTGCTGTATCTTTCAGACTTCCGCTATCTTTTATCACAGGAGACGCACCCCCCCGTTGACGATATCCTCCTTTAGAAGGTTTCGATGCTGCTTCAGGCGTAGCCCCAGGCGTAGGCGTAGGCGTAGGCGCAGGCGTAGGCGCAGGCGCAGCCCCAGGCGTATTAGCCCCAGGCGTAGGCGCAGGGGTATTAGGCGCAGGGGCATTAGGGGAAGGGGAAGGGGCATTAGGGGAAGACGTAGGCGTAGGCGCAGGGGAAGGGGAAGCATTAGGCGCAGCCTCAGGGGAAGGGGCAGGGGCAGGAACACCCGCACTCGTAACACTCTCATAATTGCTTCTCCCCTTGCCATGTTTTTCAAACAAATGTTTTGTAACTGGATTGTTCACTTTATTCACATTTCGACCCCGTATTGTTCCTCCTTTCCACATACCAACCGCAACGCCGAATTCAAAGAGGAACGGAGAACCTAATCCATATGTATTTAAATCATCTTCTGATGTCATTATCAGTTGCAACACATCAAATGCAAACCAATATCCAGATGTAATAAAGTTACCTACTATAAATAAAATGGCGGTTAATGGTGACCGTAACATTACGTGATGTAAACCTATAAATCCAAAAAATAGGGTAAAAAGGGTCATACCAAATCGCGAAAACTGAGGTTCACCCCACACGGCGACGTGGGATCCTGCAACAGCTTCTTTGAGTGGTTCGGGGGTTGGGAACACCATTGTTATTATACACGAAATAAAATACCACCAAATCCATCCACAATTCTCAAAATATTATGATTTAATGCGTAAATGCGTGCCTGTGATGTACCACGTACAGGTGTAACCAAGGGATTTAATTCCAGTTGCAACGTCATTGTATTTAATCGACTTGCGTTCATGGATCCGCTCGGTTGAATATCTTCTGGTCGGAAACAAAAAGAATACGAATATACATAATCATTTATAGGAACCACGGTATGATATTGATATGGCTGGGATAAACGAAAATAGTCCGCCATTCGAATATCAAATCGATCATATCCCTCTATGCGCAAGAGTGCCGTCGAAATGAGATTCTGGAACGATGGTGCTGTTTCTCCAACGGTATAATTGGTATAATTAAAGTATTGGTTCGCAGCCAAAGAAGCATTCCGTTGAATCATCCAATATAATTCGCGAATTGGATTGTTAAATTCCATGGGAATTTGTATTGTTTGTGCACCAGCATCAATTGCGTAAGGAGATGTATATTGAACTTGCTCAATTAAATATTCATGCGAATTGGATACAAATCTCCGCCTTTCCTCCAAATCCAAGTGAATATAATCTCCATATAATTGCATTGATGTTATACTTACAGGAGAAGCCGTTTGATCACATGGTGTAACGCTAGGATTATCAATAAGAAAGAGCTTATTTAATGGTCGTAGTGTTATATTGAGTCGTACAGGATGGTATTGAAGAGCAAGTAAGGGCAAATACATCCCCGGGCTTTTGCAAAACCAGAAGCGGAGAGGAATCTGTAAAGTGAGAGGTCCATATAATCCTACCATCTCAGAGCTATCATTTCCCTGACTTGCGCCCGTAACTTTTCCTATCATTTGATTCCATGCATTTTGTTTGTCTCCTGTTACCGTGTAATTTGACCAGAGTTCCATCCATTCTCCCGTCTGCTTATCAATCTCCTGTTCGCCGATTTCAAAGCTAAGTTCTTGAAGTATTGCATGTCCAATAGCATTTGTATAAGAAAGGGGGTTGCCTGTCTGAGAATCAACGATCGCCGGAAGAGTTACTTCTAACCAAAGTGGGCCAAGCAGGTCGCCTTTTTTGGGAATCAAACAGGTAAGTCGTCGACCGAAATCAGGCTGGGTGTCAAAGGGAATACTTGACGATTCAAGGGAAAAATTCGTATATCTACGGTATACCATCTTAAACCAGGTTACTTGTGGATTTCCTGTGAGAAAAACATCTTGTTTTCCATTTGCTACTAACTGGAGTAGTCCTCCTCCCTGCGTCATCTGTTGTGTCTACTGATTCTCGTTTAATGCTCCGAGGCGAATTGTTCATATAAAAATCCACCAACGGATAGAAGATGTCTAGAAACATCCCTTTTATTGATGCTGATACTATTACATTACGAAAAATTTTTGCCCTTGGTCCTTCCAATACACGATATCCCCCTTTGCAGTTTCTTGTGACCGATGGGACAGGGGGGGCATATTGGCTTGGACTTACTGGATCAACGGGTCTAACGGGGTATATTGGACCACAGGGTCCAACGGGAAATGTTGGACCAATCG